TGTTGTTTCTTCTTTTATTTCTTCGTTTTGAATTTCTGTCATAATATTATTACCTCCACTCAAATTTAACGCTTGATAGCTAGTCTTTTGGATTACCTCTTGGGCATCATCTTCTAACATCACTACATTATCATCATTAATTGCGTAACTTTCTTTGTATACGCTTCTGTTTTTTCCAAACTCATAAACTACCGAGTTATCGTATATATCAATTATATACACTAAATCGTTATACTTTTTTTCCAAGCTTAAATTTAATAACTTACTTATTTCTTTTTGGCTGTTTTTATTTCCGCCACACACTCCCCCACACTGGCAACTATTAACGCTAATTGACGCACCGCATCCATCCTCAATACTACATGCTCCCACTGTATTAGGTAACAACGCTAGATGATCGGGTCTAATATTCCTTACGATAGCATCATACTCATCATCACCATACTTACCCGATACCATTTCAACGTTAGAATACAATCCTGTCGATACTTCCATAATCTCGCCATTTTCAAAACTATTAATTAAATAATCTGCATTAAGTTTTTTTACTTTTTCAAGGTTTAAATAAATTTCACCTTTAAGTTTTTTATCTTCATATTTAGAATTGAAAACATAACCCACACTATTTAATTCTTGTATTCGTGGACTTTTCGCACTTACCGCAACGCCTTCAATCTCTGGATGATTAATAGGTACTGGTACACCATCCCATGTGTTAGCCCAGCCCTCAAATTCTTCCGAAGGATAAAAAAACCTGTTCATTACGCCTTCCTGCGCCATTATTACAGGGATAACCATATGTTTCACACCTTCAAAATCGGTGTATTTAATATTACTTGTTTCTACGTTACATTTTATTTTTCGTATCATAATATAACTATCTTAACACTTTTGGATTATCATATACAAGTTCTAAAAGACTGCCTGGAATTTCTGTGATTGTACACCTGCAATTCGGTTCACCAATTAACGGTGCAACTTTTTCTTTTGAATAAAACTTATTGTTTCTTTCTCTGTGGGTATCTCTTACTCTAGCATCAACGCCACTAATCCAACGAAAAACGACCTCCTCCCCACCTAAAAAATCAGAATACGCATCCACGTTATTAATTCTAGCAAGATTAAACGCATTGATTACCTCAGTTCTTGCCAATAGTTTTGCTCTTGTTATGCCAATTTTTTCAACTCTATCAGTAATTTTTTTAGCCATATTATTAGGATTTTCACCTTGTAGTATCCCTTCGGATATAATGTAACTTATCTGTTGGCTCATAGCCTCGGTAATCCCTTTTAATTGGTCAAAATCTCTGGTAAATATTAACTCCATAGCCCTAGCGTGTGGTGGTAAATTAACTAAATTTGGTAAATCGGGTATAACATTCTTACCTAACCTTTGTTGCATCACTGACGTGCTTTTTTTTATTCCCTTTCGGTAAGCATTGTCAATATACGCCAATAACCAATTAATATTGGGATCATCTTTTTGTGTGCTTCCAAATAAAATTATCTCTGTAATCGCACCTTGTAACCAAACATCAAACTTTTTCAATTTGTCGCCATCTCTTAAAAAAATAAATTCTTCTTTTTTTAATGCTTGGGCATTATCAACAAAAATTTTATTTTCTTTCACGCTTTCAACGATTAACCTATTTAATTGTTTAAATCTTCGGGTAATCTCTGCTACTGCTTTATTTCTTAACGTAAGAGTTCGTGTGGGGTCATCGCTAACATTACAACATAACATTAGTCTAGATCGTTGGCATCTGCGCCCTGATATTCTTTACCCATAATTTCAAAAAATTGCTCAAATGGCATAACAGCCTCAGCATTTTCAGTATTCATGTATTTTTGCAATGCTGTAGCAACAACATCGGCATTTTTATAATTTTGTGCTGTATCTTCTGGGATTAAGTTTGGCCATTCAAGTTTAAAATCATTTTTTGGAGTTGGTAAAACACCATATTCAATAAACCAATTAATTAACGGTAATATTATGACATTTTCGCAAAAATCTATTTGTCTATTCATAACATTCTCTTTAAAATTGTTTTCATCTTGGGTACTTGCTAAGCTCCCTGCTTCACTTCCTAACAATATACGCATAGGAATTTTTGTTGCACTAGAAATACATTTAATTATGATATTAAAATGGTTTTCTGGGTTTGCAACGTCAAAATTAATTGGTTTTGCTTCGATCCCTTTTGTTTTCAAAAATCGAGTCAAGCTATTAGAAAAATCTTGTAAATGGGATTCTAAATCTTTTGCGCTGTCTTCTGTAAAATTAGTATCTGCCCCACTTTCAAGGCTAAAACCGCCTCGACCGTTAAGCCAAAACATCTCAGAGCCGCCACCCTTAACTTTCATCAAATCAATTAAATCATTAAACACCTTCTCTAATCTTGGTTGGCCTATAACGTCATTTTCTAAGGGATTTTCAACAATGTGAATGATTCTAGAATGATGTACTTTCGTTTGTTTTCCTTTCATTATTTTATTAGCTGTGCTTAATGTTTCCGTTGCGTAATCACCGCTATGTATATTATACATTAACGGTAATCCATACCTAGGTGAGTTTATATTTTCATCGTATTGGTCAATTACTGCATTTCTGCTACTTTTAGGGGCAATGTATAATATATCATTAACATTAATGTTACCATCTAACGGCTCACTAGGTTTCTTCCCATCCGCAACGCCAATATATAAGACACCATAATCTCCCAAACCCGTTAATATATCCGCACGCTTTAACTTGTTTACTATTTTTAAACGGGTGTTTTTAAAAAGTTCTTTTGATTCTTTCTCAAAAACACTATCTTTTTCTTCTGTTTCGTTTTCAATTATTTTAAATTTACTTTTCCAACAATGTTCTGGATATGTTTCAATAATTCGGCTACCAATGCTATTACGTTTGTAATACGCTAAATAATTATCAAAATTAATTTGGTTTGGATACCCAAACTGCTTAAAATAATCTCTGTCACCCTTATGTGATGACATCAAAAAACCAAAATTGTTAATTCGGCTAGATGTTATACTATTATTAGTTTTAATGTTTTCTTGATTTTTTACTTGATTCCTAAGTAATTTGTTTTCGGCTCTTAACTGCCTTTCATTTTTAGATTGCACTTAAAAAAATCCTTTTTAGTTTATAACCTAAATAATAAAACAAAATTAAACACAAAGTCAATTTTTAAAACGTCCCCGCCACTTTTTTAGGTTGCATTAACGCAATTTGTACCGCATCAAGTAAAACATCAACTTGGTCATCGTGCTTATGTGTCATCAACGGCGTAAAACTGCGTAACTCCGATTTAAAATCATGTATAAAGCTTGCTTTTTCGGGTAAAAACACCTTACCCGTAACTAAATACGGTAACGCATCTTGCGCCCTTGTAAATTTATCTTTATTTCTTTGTACTGCAATAATATTCATATCGTTTTTTAAATTTTGTATCATATCTGTTCCGCTTGACTTATCCTCAATATACACATACCGCATATTCCCTATCTGGTTCGTTGTGGTTTTATGTTTTTCGTGAAATTCAATGAATACACGTTTTAAATCTGGACTTTCCCACCGTCCACAAACTAAGTCAATTAAATATAAATTATTGTTCTTAACACCCCAGCAAGCAATTGCCGATCTGTCGTTGTGTTCTTTTGTTTTTTGGGCAGTATCTGCCGTAATAAATTTATAGTCAAAAGACGTTTGAATATTATTTGGCCAATAATTAAAAAACTCGTCCTTGAATATCCCCCCACCTAACGGTGCAGGGCTTTGATATAGTTGACTGGCTGTTGCGTATGGATGTGACTTTTTCATCACTTCTAAGTCTTCAAGGGTGTGCTTGTAAGGCCACAAAGCCCCATTTTCTAGATTATGTTCAATCGGGATCCCAAACGGATTAATATCATAATTATACACTTTTGATTCGTCCGTTATCTCGCAAGGTAAACAAAGATGATGCCATTTTTCACCAGTCCCCCCCCTTAATAAAAACCCTGTTGAGTCATCTTCGTGTAATCGTTGCATTACAAATATCACGGGTACATCTTTGTGAGCTAATCGGCTCATAAATGTATCATTAATCTGTTGATTTACCTTGTCTCTAACAACAGCACTATAAACATCTTGAGGCTTTATGGGATCATCTACAATTAATGCACCAGTAAACCCTTCTTTCATTAATCCAGCACCGAACCCTGTAATTGTTCCCCCACTAGATACAGCCAATAAACCCCCATCATGCCCCTCAATACGCCAGGATTTTTTAGATTTACTATCCTTTTTAAATTCTAAATTAAATAAACTTTTATACGATTCATGAGCAATTAAGTCCTTAATTATCATGCTGTTTTTTAACGCTAAACTATCGGCATAACTTGAGTGTATAAACTCACTGCTTGGATTGATAGCAAAACCGTTAGCTATAAACGATATTACCACTTGTTCGGTTTTTGTGTACCTTGGTGCAATATTAACTATTAATCGTTTTATTTCCCCACGAAATACTCTATCCAGTGTTTGTCCAATTAAATAATGATGACGATTAAGTATCATTCGTTGTTTTTTTCGTTGATAAAAAAAGTAACGTGTAAACGCTAAACTATTATTAAGTAACGTTTCCTTTAATAACGCTTTTTCAATATTGCTCATTGAATTTCTTGAAAAACTTTTGTAAATCTTTATCGCTTATATTAAGTTCGGGAGGTGGGTTATTAACATTAATTGTATTTACTGTTTCTTTTGCTCCACTAATTAACGTAGAAATCATTTTTAATGCGTCGTTAGCCCCTTTGGAATCCACCTTATACTCACCTGTATGATGCCCCTTATTATCTATAATCGGCTGTTTAAGCATACATTTATGATATATATCCAATAAATGCAACACAATAGCATTTTCATTCACAAATATAGTTTTAATTTGTTCCTGTCTCAATACTAAATATTCAGCAACTAAATTATTATTAAGTATTTCCTCATTAATGTTGTTGATATACGTTTCTTGTGGGGATATGCTGCCGTAAGGTGAGCTACTATTTTTTAGATGTGTTTCACAAAAAGTCAATTCTTCATCAGTCAAAAGTTTTTTAATCTCTAAAACTTTTTGAGTTAATTTATTTGCTTGTGATTGTAATTTACTTTTTTTTGGCATTTTTGAAATTCTCAATAAAACTACATATTTTAGTTTGTGTTATTATTACCTCGTTTTGTGCGTCTTTAATCTCTTTTAAATCTTCCTTGATTGATAGTGGGGCTTCTTTTTCGATCATCCGTGATACTTCTTTGCGTGTAGGCCTTTGTCGCAACTCGTAAAAGTGACTAGGTGCGCCACCTATTAATATTGATATTGTGCTTATTGCGATATAATGCCATACGTCATCCATCACCTAGTTACTCCCTTTATTTTTTCAATCGTTCTAAAAGCCCCTAAACCTAATAACACATAAATAAGCTCTTTCGTTTCATTAAATTGACTGTAAGGTAATTGTGGCAATGTGTTATTGTATAACACCATTATATAATTAACCACATCTTTAACGATTAAATTGTATGCTAGGTTAATACCACATATCCATCCAATTAACGGCCTCCATCCACTCATAAA